TGCAATCATAGAACATTTTCTAAGATCGATAACAGGCGAAACAGTAGACGTTTGTGATGACATACCAAGTTGAATTTTAAACGACTTGTCTCCATCGAGATCATTTTGCTCATTTGAATATGAACGAATAGCAGCATCGATGGTCAATTCCGTCGTTTTATCTGGCACAAAATTCTCATATGTTGTCGATGCTTCTGTTTCGGAACCAGTATTTGTCGTGGCAGAATATGAAAAAATGAGTTGGCATGGAGTATGATCCATATATGCAAGATTGGCACCCAATGCATTCAACACTTTATCTTCAAGTTCTGCTATTAGAGCATGAGAAGAGCCGTTGCCTACTCGGTCATTGACAGTGAAGTTTCCACTCTCAACATAAATCTTAGCCACGTTGTATAGAGTATCGTAAGTATGAGCAAAACCGGAATTGAGAGTAACACCTATATTTGCATTCGATCCACCAGTCATAGTCAAAGTTGGATTGCTGGTGTATCCGGCGCCGGGATTTGTCACTGCTACATTAGTCACTGCACCGCCGGTAACAGTAACTGCAACCGTAGCATTCGTTCCGCCTGTGGCTATTCCACCACTTAATGTGCGGGCAACAACAGTTGTAACTGTGTATGTTAGACCGGTTAGCGTGCCAGCAGTAGTTACGATTGCGTCACCAGATTGAGTTGTTAGCGTGAATCCAGTAACTGCGCCAACCGAACCGGTAACAGCAGAAACCTTATAGACAGTTCCTGTCGCATAACCAGATATTGTAGCAGTACCACCCCGAGTACCAGTGATAGTTACAAGATCACCAACAACAAGTTTCGAAGCGCCGCAAGTAAACTGGCCTGCGGTTCCAGAAACAGCTACAGTAGCAACAAGGGCACTACCATAACCAGTGCCTGCGTTGATTATATTAAACGAGAATCCATGAATTTTATCACCAGGAGAAAATTCAGAACTTGAGAAAGAATCAAATTTTGCGTAATCGATATCATGTGTATTCAGTGCGACCGTACCAGTTGTGTCGATTTCAAAGTTTGCTCTCTGTAAACTAAACTTAATATCTTCTGCCTGCCATGCGGTCCAAGTTCTGTTGTTCGCAGATGTGAATAAAACACCGACATTAGGCTGTTCTGAAATACGAGTTGTTGTGTTGAGTTGGTCTTCGCCCAATTCAGACACCCAAATTTCATAGTTAGGGTCATTACCCGCAGGAAGAAGAACAAAACAATATTCAGTATTGTTTTGTAAGAATACTGGCGACGGGAAAGTAAACTTAGTTGACGTATCACCATTTTCGGCATCGATGTTTACCTGACCAGGAGATAGTGTTACTTCACCAAAAGGAATTACTCTATCACCCGGATAACCATTTATGACTTCGCGGAGTTGCATCGTGATAGGATTTGTCAAAGATTTTTTCTTAAAGAAAACATCCAGTGAGGTCACATAACATCCAAACGGCACTTCCGAAACTATAAACGTCTGAGCGATTGGATCCATTCTCCAGCGCATAAAGTCTGTTGGGAATATAAAGTCATCAAATACGACTTCTGCTGCCGGCTGAACAATCGGCGAAGGGTCAGGAGCAGTTGGCGGAGTGACATTCGTGACATTTGTGATATTATTAGTAACGTTGGTCACAGATGTATTATTGATATTTTGTGTAACCTGAGTGACTTCGGTAACATTTGTCGTGTTATTAATTGTTGTAAACGTATTATTCACAACAGTTGTTTGAACAACACCAACTGCTCTTTCACCTAGTCGATTTGTTGTCGTATTGCTATCGGAAACTGATCTGCTATCTGAGAGGTTCACTGCTGCCACGTTGGCAACTCTTGTCGAGATTACAGTATCTTGGACACTTTGTGATAAACCATTTGCAGAGAATGTCATTGATGCAGAGGTAGTAATAAACTTAGCTCTATTTTTAGAATCATCTGCAAGTCTGAATAGCTTTTCTCCAACACGGAAAGTACCAGCAGGAATTCTGAATTGACCAAAGCATTCACCCGATGCATTCGTGATTAGCGGATCGCCATAATCACCAGTTGCTAGGGATGAGTTTTGAACAGAATTTGTTGTGCCACTAACAATACCAGACAGTGGACGACAATGATCCTCAACAGTAGCGCCATCAAAGAATGGATAAACACGAGAAAGCGGCTTCATTCTCGTTGCTTTAAACGTTACTATAATAGAACGCATAAACGGAATAATAGAAGTATTTGTTACTCTAGGACCAATTCTCTGAGTTTGCGTTTCCGGTGTTACCGAGAGTTGGACGCCTTGGCGAGTTTGTCTTTGTTCTGTTGTAGTCGTTACAATAGCAATATCTTCTTGGAAAAGAGTATCGCCTCGTATTGCAGTGTTACCTGCCGCAACCTGTATATTTGTAGAAACTCTACCAGTTCCGGTATCTTGCCAATCTTCCCACTGGGTACCCCATGCATCGGCAAGAGTTTCCCATGCATCATAGTTACCATCAAAGTTAGCAGAAATATCAGGAAGTGTTGCGGTATCGGTCCAGTTATCGACTGGCGGGTCAAGTTCCATATCACCGATATATGTGAACAGAAGTTCACCGGTGCAATTACGGAACTTAGATGCTTGCAACTGGCTTATCATTGTATATTCTACATACGGCAGTGTCAGTAGATCACCAGTTTTTGTAATGTTAGTGGAGTTTGTTGAATCGTATTGTAGATCCACATTTTCCATAAAGAAAAATGGACGCATTTCTTTTGCGGTAGGATCGATAGCAATATGGTATTCATTACTTAAAACATTACCGACATTATGACCAGTGAAAGCATCCACAAGAATACCATTCTTGAAGCGATCTAAGCCATTGGTATCTGTAATGCTTAAATCACTGGCAGATTTTTCCAGTAAATTTAGCGAAGTGTAGTATTCCAGTCGATTCAGTCGTTGTTCTAGCTGACCAATATCGCGCATTGTATAACGACGATTATCAATCGTCTTATACTTAACCCCATAATCCGGTCTACCCACAGATTTAGCAACGTTGGGTGCCAGCGAAGGATATGGAGGAATATCCACAATCGCAATAGACAGAGAATTCTCTGGTTCTATCGGTTCAACGGGAGATAAGGAAGAGACACCATATACAGAGGAGAATACACCCTCGTCGTCCATAACAATTCTATCTTTACGTCCTAGATAATACTCAATGTCTGTAGTAAATTGTTCTGTCGGGAAAGGCGTAATAATTGCAAGACCAGTAGGACCACTTGGTGAAGAACCTACTGCAGGATTAACTGTCGCTGAGCCAGGACTTGTAGTGAATGTAATAGTATCATCCCAGCGAGGACGAAAATCTAGTGTGTCGCGAAGATCATATGTGACCCCGGAAGTTGTAGAGGTATAAATTGGAATTTGTTCTGTGCGAATTTTACCCGCAGGTGTCGTTTCGTCATCTACAGGATATGAATCAACAGTGTAGAAGTTGTATACAGTAGATGGAGAACCGCCATGAGTAAAGTAGTCAAATGTCACAACCAACTTTTTGTCTGTTAGCGTAAGACTTGTACCCGGCTTTTTTACAATTCTGGCGTTTGCGTAGAAGCCGTCTCGTTGACCAGTATCGAAGTTGAACAGCGAAGTTACATCTGTTCCGTCTGCCTGAATAGCTGCCGCGGTCTCATCGAAATCACCAATCTTTACCGTGCGAAGTTTGTAACCATCAGACGCACCCAAATTATATGTGCCTGTAGTGTTGCCACTATCTTCGGTATCCAGAACAACTACTGCGCTTTCTTTAAGTTCCTTAGTTACTTTATTTGCGTTAGCAACTTGTACCTTACAGTGAACGCGAATGTTTGTGGCCGCGCTGATTGCTCCAGGGAAAGTTATTGTAATCTGTGTTCCAGTATTAGTTACAGTTACACTAGCAGTAGATTGTAGATTTAATACTGAACCGATTTCATATGCCACACTATTAATAGTGCAAGCGGCCTTAGTAGTAATGAGGATATTATCTAGAATTTCTGTGTTAGTTAGTGTTCCAACCGTAAACGGAAAACTCTCGGGTGAACTTACCGAGAATGTAATAGTGTTGCTGCTATCAATAGTATCATCAAACTGCTTGCTATAAACAAAACTGTTATCAACGGAAACAGGATTTGTAGTCTTCAATGCTCTAGCAGGAAACTTGAAAAGAAGGCTGTTGAACTTACTCTCGTATAGGTATGCTTTGCTATCTACCAGAACAACGTTTGCATGGCCGTCGGCGGTTGTATCATAGTAAACACCCTTAACATCTTCGAAGTTATATGAGGATGTCATTTGAATGTCGTAGAGATACATACGGAATTGCGTATTATATGCGCCAGGTGTGCCAGTCTCGTGAACAATATGGCGGACTCTAGCTGTACCGATTTGTGATCCTGGTGCCGCCGTGGCAGATTGTGCGCCACCCGTTGGAGAACCAGAAGTACCAATAGCGTTGGCGGCGGTACCGCGAAGAGATACAGTATCACCCGCTGCAATATCCCAGTTACCGCAGAAGTTGTCTACTAGAATATAGCTACCAAATGCAGTAGAGATAGGAACTTCATTTACAACCTTAGTTGTATTTCCTTTTGGAACAACTATATATTCTGTTTGCCTGGTTTCGTATGCATAACCGCGAACATATGCTTTACCGGCTTCGATACCAATTGCTAAAAGCGTCTCATCACCGCCCGCTGCGGGGGTGGTCGCATTGTATGGTATTAGACCATTATTAGTTCCTGTGTCAAGGTGTTCTTTGATTAAAATAGGAAACGCTTTTACAGTATAGTTGCCCGATTCATCGAAAGTGCGTTTTGCAAGATTGCGACCAAGGTCGGCATAAATGCGGTCTTCGTTTACAGTATTTTGTAACTTACCACCAACAATTGATATATACTCTGAGAAACCGTCGTCTGGCGTGGCATCTAGCGCATATTTTGCAAGAGATGCTGTTGTTACATATCTATCGGCACCAGGCGCTGCATAGTTAAATGTACCCTGTGCAGGATCCAAAAGATCGGGGTCAGTTTCATGTGTAACAATACTTTCTACAATCTCGAACCCAACTCTAAAGTAAGGGTATGAATTATATTTTAGTAGTTCGAGAGTAGTTTTAGTAAAAGGAAGAAACTTACCATCTAGAAAAATAATACCATCATCTAGAGTTACGAATGACCCTCTACCATAATAATAATTACCTTCTTCAAAAGTATCATCTACTACAAAAGTATCAGTAACTTGATCGCCGGTTTCAGATTCTATTACACGAATTGTTTCACCTGGAGAAAAGTGAACTGCGTCCGTGGATCCATCGCCCGTAAGATATCTCAAATAAAGTGTGTTAAGATCAGGTGAGTCGGCTTCCGAGCCGCCGATGGCATAAATAATTTCTGCTTGTATCGAAGATGTTAAGCCAATTACTTTAGCACCGACATAATCTTCAATATCTTGAATCAAAAATCCAGAAGCATCTTCATCTAGAACTTTAATGAAGTCCCGTGCGGTGTCTAGTTTGAACTCACAACCTGCAACTACAGAACCATTTTTAAAAACATGGTTGCCAAATTTTCCAACCTGATCTTGAAGAATGGATTGAAGTTGTGTTAATTCTCTTGCCTGAACAGCATAACCCGGCTTGAACAGAATTCTATTGTAATTGTTTGCAATCGCATCCGCAGCATCATCATAATACGGGGATACATTTAAGTCCAAGGCCATGTGTAACTTCTCTCTTAAAAGTTAATAACTGTTCTAATCTTTTCTACTTGATCTGCTTGTCTATTAATAGGCAGACGATTTTCTATATAAAGAATCTCACCTGTAGTATTAATAACATCCGGACTAGTTAGACTATTTATAGTCAATCCAGTAACGCTCGTTCTATTATTTGTCAAAACAGAATCTACTGTGATAACTGGAATTACGGGAAGAAGATATACTTGATCTGTAGCTTCTTTAATCTGAGCAACAATAAATCTTCCGCCACCGTCTGTCGAAATGGAATCATCGTTAGAATAAACGGTGGTATCATCAACTGTAATTACATAACAGGTAGTGCCAGTGTCTGCCATAAAATTAGCCAGTTCATCGTCCAATGGATTTTTAACTATACCAAGTTGACGATAATCGTTATTGTAAAAATAATCAGTTGTGTCATTTGTCAAATTGACTGAAAGACAAACTGTTTTGGCATAAAGTTCTTTAACAGGATTTGCGCCATGTCCATAATATGGGGAAACAGTTGCAGTGGCGGTAGCACCAGAGCCAAAGCCTAGAATATTATTAAATGATATCTCTGCAAAGGTATATCCTGTACCCGGGTTAGTAACATCAACACGTTCAATTCTACCCAATTCATCTATAAATGCCACTGCTTCCGCGCCAGATCCGTCACCGGATATGGTAACAAGAACGTCTCCTGAAGAATAATTCTGTCCAATTTGCAGTAAATTAATTCTATCTACCGTGCCTGGAACTGCGGCGGCTTCAATACTTTCTTGAACCAGAGATACTGGAATACTACCTAGAGATACTTCTGCGGTAGCACCAGCACCCGTTTCATTATCAACAATTTCAATATATGCAAATGAATAACCATATCCCGCATTGGTGATGTTAATATCTGTAATTGCACCCGTGGTAACTACCGGAACCGCTGTAGCTCCTACCCCGTCACCATGAATAAGAACTGTCGGTAAATCTCCTGAAACGTATCCTGAACCACCAGAAGTTACGGTGATATCATCAATTTCGCCATTGATGTCGAATAACGGAACACCTACTCCTGCCATCTTACGAACTGGAATAAAATCTGGAGTAAGAAACTTCAATTCATCTGAGGCTTCAATTCTAAACATGTATTTCCATACATATCCATCTGGAAGTATGAATGCATTAGTGGTATCTGTGCTGTTAGGTCTATTAAAACTTGGCGCACCATCGTTATTGTTTAAACACTTGTATACACGCATATCATCTGTCAGAACATAGAAGTCCTTGGTTGACAAATCATCTACATCATCGTAATGATCATAAATGGTACCAGCTACCCAATCGATACGACGAATCATCATAACAGCATCCGAGGCTTGGACACGCTTAACAAACATCATATTCCTATGTGTTTGGCTATTATAAGACTCGGTATCAAGTGGGTCTTCTGGTGTGTCAGTCGGTGACCATTGCGTGGTTTTACCCACGAAGAAATAAAAGAAGTCGTTCTCGTTAACTACGTCACGATAGAAACTTCTTGCTAGTTCATTTCTAGCCAATGTTCTTAGCAATAGAGCCACAGTTTATTACCTATTATTCTACAGTGACAGTCCAAGTGATTGTCATCGAGTCACCTGCAGCCTTGTTGATAACTGCAAACTCGGTACGGCAAAGCATTGTGCCACCGGATGATGCATTGAAAATGCCTGCTTCTGTAACTGCGCCCGTACCTGTACCCGCAGCGAACGATGCAATATAAGCAACCGAGTTACCTGTAACCGTTGTAGAAGTTAGCGATACGCGACCCAGTTGTGTCTGTAGGGCAGTATCAGCCGGGGCAGGGTCAGTTGTACCCGAACCGATTGCCATGTGAGTCATTGCTGTTGCCGTGGCATCTTTCATGCGCGAAGCGATGTAGTCTAGACCTGTATCAACAACAAGGTTAGTAACATTAAGTTCTTGCTTTAGATTGCCGTTTTCGTCTGTAAGGACAATACCTAGGGTACCCTTAGCAGTCAAGAAATCTGTTTTTCTCATGAGATATTATACCTTCTTCCTGTGTTAAATCGAATTGTTACTTCCAACGTAATCGCCTGCTTCATAAGCGCCAGAAGTGTAATCATATGACCAATAGTCTTGTATATTTATACTGCCAGAATCATTTGCATTTTGAGTTTCGCTTATATTCTTCGTTATATCTGTATTGACCAGTTCCGTAGAATGAGCGGTATCTAATGCATCGTTAAAAAGTGCATATACGGGATCAATAGAATTGACTGTATCAATTGCCGTCACGGTTTCGTTGATAACCTTAGTGATTACCATATATGGTATACTATCACCGGAAGCCACTGTTTCTGTTAGACCCTTTGCAACTTCGATTGATGCATTATCAATTGCAGATAGAATAATATCTGCCTCTGTGATGTAATCTTCTGCGAAATAATCTCCTAAAAGATATGGAGCTGCAGTATCAATCGTTTTATCAACAAATTTGTCGAAGTCAGATATCAAACTATCTGACATACCCATTGTAGATTCGCTTACTACTCTTTCGAATCCAAAATAGATATTATCATCGGTGGTAAGTGGAATATCCAGCAGGGTTTTACCCACATCAAAGGTATCAATGATATCACTTGTTACCGGAGTATCAACCACACTCTTACCAACAGAAAAATTGTTAAGAATATCAGAAGAAGTAACAATATCATCACCAGATATATGCTCAAAGGTAGTTCCTCCGATTGAAAGATAATAACCAAATGGCATTGTAGCACCAGAAATAATAGTAATAGCACCTCCGCTATCGATACTAATAGTCATAGTATAAAGACCACCACCACCGGTTATTTCAAAAGTAGTACCATAAAGTGCGCTGGCATTATCAAACGGAGTAACATAAGAAAATGATACGTTCTTACCGACATGAGATACATGTTGCTCCTCGGCAAGATATGTATCATTAAGTGTCTTCCTAAAGTCTACTGCAATATCATAACTTACACCAAGAATTTCTACTGCTCGAACAATTTCAACTGGGAATTCATAGAAGTGAATTGGTTGACGAGCAACTTCAAACGAAGCACCAAGCTCTAGGGTGCTACCTAGTAATAGTTCACTGAATATGGCCATACCGGCTGGGTGAACAGTGTTTTTCACCATTGTCATCCAGTTAACAGATGGCACCTTTGAGCGAAGAACATACGAATAATTCTGGTAATAGTAATTGTCTTGGAGTTTATTAACATCCGACAACATACCTTGACGATTCTGGAATCCTTCTTGTATCGAAGTTATTGCTCCAGTAGTGAATCTAAGAACACAATTTGATCCAGATGTCGATGTTATCGTAGCTGTAAATGTCTGTGCTTCAAATCCACTACCACTTGAGAAGATTCTTACCTTTGTAGGTCTTCCTTGAGCATTAACGCTATCAATAATAACACTGGCTCTATTATCTACGCCGAACTGAACGTAATCACCCGCGAAATAATTTAGAGACGTATCTGGGAAACTGAATACATATTGCCCAGTTGATCCGCTTTCGGAAATTGAGTATACTTCACCCTGTAAGAAGCCGTAATTCGGTGTGCCAGAAATACTAACAATGTCTACGGTATCTGTAATGCTACGAGTAAGATAACCATACTTATCCGCAAACTCATCAATATAAACAAACGACCTTATGCTATCGGTGCTAAAGGATACGATAGTGGATTCTTCTGCGTATCCAGTACCTCCTGTTAACATCGAAACATATTCAATACCACCGGTAGCATTTAGATGCGCTTGCGCTGTTGCTCCAGTAGCCCCGATGTCGGAAATAAATGTGATTGCGGGAATTGCATTATAGCCACTACCGGGTGCATCCATAGCATCGATGAAACGCTGTTCGTCGCCAGTACCTGCAGAGGTAAAATTGATAAAGTATTCTTTAGATAACGCATGAAAATTGCCGACACCCACTGAGGTAAGATTCAACTCACTATATGTTGAAATAGTTACATAGTCTGCCGCAAAATAAGTATCATCTAAACAATATCTTGGATCACTATCGATTAAAGATTCCGCAAGTTTGATTGTATTGTTATTAATTTTAATAACATAATACACACCGAAATCATCCAGCCCGCCAATTCCGGTAGAATCTGCCTTATATACAACCAGATCGCCAGTATTATAACCATGTGCCGCTATCGTTATGGTATTAGTAGAAATGTTTACATTGGCACTTTTAAAAAAAGTTCTTGTAGGAACTTGTTGCAACGCAATTTTGTCACGATACAATCGAAAATATCTACTGTCAATTACTTTAACAAAATATTGTCTATATGGAATTAATCCGCCAATTGCCGAGCCTTCCATAGGATCATAGATAACACAATCGCCAGTTGTAAACCCATGGTCTGGAATTAAAAATCTGGCATATATGTCAAAGTTTTCAGCCGGATCGAAGTCTCTAGAAGAAACTGCCGGGTCACCTGTTATCGCCTTGATTTCGCCATCAACAACAAGGGGCCTGGCATTTGCGCCCGCACCAGGAAGAATGACAACATCATTTTCTTCTTGCTTAACAAAAAGTTCATATGTTGGAACAGTAGAGTATGCTAGTCTTGTTACTTCATCAACTATAATATTGTATGTTTCAAACGTAGAAACGCTACCAATATCAATGTAAGAATATATCTTTGCTCTTTTACCCTTTAAATCAAACGGGTCTAATGAGATAGTATCATCTGTTGTGATACGCATCTTTTCGCGATTTATCCATACACCATCAGAAGGCTTTAAAACATAAGTTGACGGATATATAATATCAACATGTTCGTTGAAGAAGGTTCTAAAAATGAATAGAATACTTTCTTCTGACCCCTTTGCTTCATAAAACTCTCTAATGAATTTTATAAGGCGACGATCCGTAATAAGCGAATCTTTAGGAAACATCTGTAGATATTGTTCACGAAACGAGGGAATAAAGGTTTCGAGTGTATTATTAATATCAGAAAACGAGCTGGCATTCAATAGGACATTATTCACCTCTCCATCCTGATCTAGAAACTCATAGTATTTTTCTAGAAAAAGGACGAATTGTGGGAATTCTGCTTTAATATAATCCGGAACTTGATTTGTAATCAAATATGCCAGAGAATTTTTGAAATCCGACATGTATTAAGTTCCGATAATATTAATTGTTGTACCTGAGATATAATTTCCAGCACCAGAAATAGTAGAAGTATCTTGCGCTAAAACCAAATTCTTATTTGCATACGGGGTGACCGCATACGTATAGGAAATATCCTCATTTACTGGTGCCATAATGATGTCCGGTGATGAACCTTGTGGCTTAATATAAATTCTGAGATAAAGATCCGTGCCAGAAATAGTATTAATATACAAACTAGGTATCAAGATTTTACCTGTTCGATAGTCTATTGTTCCTACGGCAGTTGATATCAGAAGATTGTTTTCGTCATATAAATCTAATACACCCGGTAGCGAATCATCTTCGGTATAACTATCTCGTAGATAACATGTTACTTCTTTACCCGATGGCAATATTGTGGTAAAAAGGTTTGATCTTACACTATTCGGTGCGATTGTAGTATTGTATGCAAATGAAATTCTATTATTTTCGGCCGCGAATGGCTCATATGCTCTATGTAGATTCATTTCTATATTGGTGGCATAGATAGAAGTTGAAACAGAATTTAATAATTCTAACAATTCTGAATAGTAAAAATTCTTTTTTACTTTAGAAGTTGTATTTACAAAATAACTCGCTAAGTATTCAGACATAGTATTCTGAATAACAGACGCCGACACGGATGTATTATTTTTTAAATATCTGGCTGTTATGTTAAGGCTAATATAAAGATATGAAGGATCCACAAATACTGGCTGGATTCCAACTACACCTCTAGGCTTTAGAATGTCCCGTGCAATAGATGTTTTATCGGATTCCGTGATAACGCTATTTGGCAGAGGCTCAATTGAAACGAAAACTTTACCATAGATAGGAGGGTCATTATCTTCTCCGCCCCAAACAGTTATCGAATTGATATTGCCGTATTGACTTTCAATCAATGCCGTATAGTCCTCAGCGGTTACGGCTCTATTCTTTGTAGCATTGAATTTAGGTGCAATGAAGCGAATTGAATCAGTTGATTGGGCTTCTGCACCGCCAAATGCAGCGGCGGCCGAAACAGAAATTATTTCTCCTGTTCCAAGAATTACAGATTTTGCGGATAATCCTGTGACAGAGTTTGCGCCTATCCCACCACTTACAATATAGTCTATAGTAACAATATTACCGACTGTTAATTTTTTACCCAAAACGTTATCACCAAAACGAACTTCAATTAATCCATTTGCATTTTCTTCCACGAAGAATGCTCTTGAAGTTTCCGTGAGTGAAACGATGTTCTGATTTTGAACGAATGTTTGAAGGTCTAATTCAGATGAAGATGTTTGGACTCTACATACTATTGTAGAAGTGTCAACATTTCTATTTAAAAGTTCGAACGGCCCAGACACAGTATCTGCCGTAACGGTAAAGAAGTTATTGGTTCTTACACCTTCAATTAGAGTTACAACGAAAGTAAAAGTTCCGTCTGCTTTTGTTGCAGTAATATCGTCTTCAGGATAAAATGTATACGTAACACCATCTGAACCAACTCCCTTAAACCCTAGGTTTTTACTTAGAGTTGCCGTGCTGGATGTATACGATGTCGGAGGAGTTATTTCAATTGTGGCCTCAACTCTAGCGGAGCGAATGGAGCGGGGATTATATCCAAGAGACTTAGAAATCGAAACGACAGACGATCTTTTTACCGCGCTGTCTATGAACATTTCATTTGCGAGAAGGTGGGCAAGCGTTGCGTTATAGTGAGTATTATACGCAAGTAGGTCAATTAAAACCGATAGACCAGATCCATCAAAGTTGTAGTCCGCAAACTCGGTTTGACTTTGTAGATATGTCTTTAGATTTTCTCTAATGCCAAAGAAATCTAGTTCGGTAACATTTAATTGAGCCATATTATCTGCTTCTTCTTAGAATAGTTGAAAAGTTAAAAGGACCTTCAATACCAAAGACATAAAAAGTAATGTTTACCGTAAAAGCATTTGCATCATATTCAGGAATAACCTCTATGTCTTGCGCTCTAACTCTTGGCTCATATTTGTTAATCAATATTTCAAGTTCTAGTTGTAATCTATTGGCTGTAATAACATCGATATTTTCAAACAATAATGCGTATATAGGAGACCCTAATTTAGGTTGAAAAGGTCGCTCATAAAATCTAGTAAGCACTAGAGTTTTAAGAGATTGTTTAACTGCATTGACATCATATTTCTTCGCAACATCACCCGTCACAGGATTAGCTGCAAACGAAAGATCGAAGTCCGAGTATATTCTGTTTACTTGTTTAATAGACATAAGTATATTTATACATTAAATTAGCCTCTGAGACCAGGCATTTGATCAAATTGTCCTTTCTTTCCATAAGGTTCGTCCCTATAGAAACTTTGCGCCCAGCCTCTAACCGCTAATGTTTTGGGTTGTCTTAATCCAATGTGAATCCATGGCGCCTTGGATGGGTCGCCCTTTGGCCTGACCGCAGGCGCCCATTCGTAAAGAAGCTGGTCATAAGGAATTCCTAATTTTGCAATAATATTTGCAACCTCGCGGTGTCTACCCCCTACATATCCACAACTTGCGAACTGCATATCAATACCCCAGCCAACATTATGGGCTGAGCCATTTGATTTTGGGCGTAAAGTTGATGTAATCACAAACCCCGCGCCGAAACGGGCTCTAATTGGGTCAATACAAAGAACAAAAAGATCGCGTAAGTTTTGGACTATTTGATATCCTGTCCATGTTCTACCTGCAGCAGACTTTGAGCCAGGAATACTAGCAGCGCCCAATGCAGGATTTAAGGCATCTTGTAAAGTATAAAAGTGTGATAACTTGATTTTAGATGCCATAGCATTGTAGTTACCAGTTGAGGGAATTGCCGGTAGCTTATTTCCTTTAAAATCTGTATCGGTCTTTCTAAGTCCAGCCGCGGGCGGCACAGGTGTGCCGGGTTCAGTAGAGGTCGGTGCGCCACCTTCGTCGCCCATAAAACTGGGACTGCCATCGCTGTTCGCTTCCGCACAACCAGGATCCTCATTTGCCGGTTCATTTGTGCCCGGCGCTTGAGTAGTTTCC